CGCCTGCCCGGACCCCACCGGCGGCGCCCGCAAAACCTCCGGCGTTGGAGCCACCGACCACAACATCCTCCGCAAGTCCGGCTTCACCGTCTCCAGCCCCCGCAACCCCTGGAAAATCCGCGACAAGATCACCTGCGTCAACACCGCCCTCCTCGATGCAACTGGAACCCGCCGCCTCTTCATCCACCCCCGCTGCAAGGAACTCATCAAGTCCCTTCGCACCCTGACCTACGCCCCTAACACGGGCCTCCCCAACAAAAACCTTGGAGTTGACCATGCTTTCGACGCTCTTGGCTATTTATGCCTTCAAACTTTCAATCTTGCCAAGCCAGAATCCCTCGGCAAGACCAACTATCGTGTGTGGTAACACCCCTCTACTGGCCCACCATGGCACCCAAAAAGCCCACCAAAGGCCAGAAAAAGGTGGAAAAAGTGATGTCCGAGTACAAAACGGGCACTCTTAAATCCAGCTCGGGCAAAAAAGTAACAAACCGCAAACAAGCCATCGCCATCGCCATGTCCGAGGCTGGAATGACCAAAAAACCCCGCAAAAAAGGCAAAAAGTAATGGCAAAACCCGGCCTTTACAGCAACATCCACGCCAAGCGCAAGCGGATTGCCGCCGGCAGCGGCGAAAAAATGCGCAAGCCTGGCACTAAGGGTGCCCCCACCGCCGCCGCCTTCAAAGCCGCGGCCAAAACCGCCAAGCGACCCAAAGGTCGCAAATAAACCGGAGAAAAACCATGGCCGCCGTCCTAATCACCGCCAAAGACGCCTTCACCAACCTCGTCGAATACACCGGCGGCACCATGACTGCCGTCAACGACTGGATGGAAGTCCCGGCCCAATCCTCCAGCTACACCTTCGCCGCCAAAGTAACTGGAACCGCCAACTTCCAACTCTCCCTTGAGTGCAGCTTCAACGGCAACGGCAACTGGTTCACCATCGACAACGGCAAAACCATCAACGCCGCCGGCGAATACGTCTACTTCTACGACGGCAAACCCGCCGCCAAGATTCGTATGCGCATCGCCTCCATCAGCTCTGGCTCGCCCAGCGTGGTCCCGCACATTGCAGTCGCTTATCACGGCTAATGGCAATCCAAACAATTAACGGCGGCTGCATCCACATCGAAATCGACGGTGAGGAGGGCATTACACACGCCACCTTCACCTTCAAAACCCCCTCTAACCCCGAAACACTGGGCGGTTTTATCACGATGCTGGCCCACGGCGTCGAAATCCTGGTACCCCTCCCCGACCCCGACGACGAGGAACCCGAAGATGACGATTGAGTACCGCGGCGAAAAGTTCTCGGGCTACAACAAACCCAAGCGCACCCCCAACCACCCCAAAAAATCCCACGCCGTCCTCGCCAAAGAAGGCGACACGGTAAAACTCATCCGCTTTGGCCAACAAGGCGTATCTGGATCACCCAAACGCGAAGGCGAGAGCGACGCCGCCCGCAAACGCCGCGAATCCTTCAAAGCCCGCCACGCCGAAAACATCTCCAAAGGCAAAATGTCCGCCGCCTACTGGGCCAACCGCACAAAATGGTAACTACCTCCCTTCACACTTATGTATCCACATTTTTAACTCCCTAACGTAACTTCTCAAAAACTCTGCCTTCTCCAAGTGCCAAACATCCCCAGTCCTCATGTACTGGTGCGTGTGATTATCAATACCTTTCAAACAGTGATGAATAACAGGATTCCACGGCTCACGCACAGGCGTGTTCCACTCGCGCACGGGACATACCCCAAGCTCTAGTGCCAAAATAGGTACAAAGTAGGAGTCCAGCCGTGGTTTACAGCGCCAACATTCCGCCCACTGGCGCTGTTGTCAGCGAATCCCCTTTCGTCCGCAATCTGGACGTCATCGCAATGATGCCCGACTGGGGCGTCATGGCCGCCGTCACGCGTGGCACCAACTACATCCGCGATCTAAGCGAAACGTATCTTCCCCAAGAACCCCGCGAAGACGAGGACGCCTACCAAACCCGCGTCGACAGATCCGTACTATCGCCGTACACCAGCCGCCTCATCGAAACCGCAGCTGGCGCCATCCTGCGCAAACCCATCCACGTCGAAGGCGACGACTACTGGCTGGATCTCTGCCAAAACATCGACGGCCTAGGCTCCAGCATCAACGAATACGCCCGCCGTGCGTTGGTAAGCAGCCTCACCTACGGCCACAGCGCCATCTTGGTCGACTACCCAGCGGCTACTGAGGCCCGCAACCTGGCCGAAGAACGCGCCATGGGCCGCCGCCCCTACTTTGTCCACATTGACGCCCCCCAGATCTGGGGCTGGCGCAAAGAATCCGGCACCAACCGCCTCCTCCAGGTCCGCATCCACGACTACGACGTCCGCCCCCTGAACGACTTCGGCGAGGAGCAAGTCGAGGAAATGCGCGTCATCTACCCCGGCCGCTACGACCTCTACACCCTCGGCCAAGACGTCGTCGAATTCACCGCCACCGGCGGCTACAGCCTCTCCGAAATCCCCCTGGTCCCCATCTACAGCAACCGCCGCGGCCTGCTGATCTCCCAGCCCCCACTGCTGGACATCGCCAACCTCAACATCACCCACTACCAGCGCCAGGCCGACCTCATCCACGCCCTCCACATCGCCGCCATGCCCACCCTCGTCCTAGAGGGCTGGGACGACACCACCGGCAGCGCCACGATGGGCGTCAACTACGCCATCGCCATGCAACCGGGCAACAAGGCGTACTACGTCCAAGCTGACGCCACCAGCTTCGACGCCCAAATGGCCGAACTCCAATCCCTGGAAAGCCAGATGTCCACGCTGGGCGTCACCAAGCTCTTCGGCCAAAAATTCGTAGCCGAATCCGCCGAGGCCAAGCGCATCGACCAGGCCCAATCCAACAGCGTCCTCTCCATCATCAGCCAAGAACTGGAGAGCGCCCTCAACCAGGCCTTCGCCTTTGCCGCCCAATACGTCGGCATGGAACCACCGGAAATCACCATCGACCGCGACTTCGACTACTACCGTCTAATCGGCCAAGACGTCTCGGTCCTTACCCAACTCAACCAGATGGGCAAGATCAGCGACGCCATGCTGCTGGAGATCCTGCGCCGCGGCGAAATCCTCCCCGACAACATCAACATCGAAGACGAGATCGAAGCCGCCGGCCTTCCCGCCACCGCCCTCGTGGAACAACCCGAATCCCCCGAGGAACCGGACTCCCCGGAAACCGAAGACGAAACAACCGGTTCCTAATTTCTTAACTGCTAATCTAGAACTGTCCAAGTAACACAGCACTCGTGCCCGAAGAACAAACCGCACCAGTAACTCCCGTGGAGCCTGTTGCGCCTCAGCCTGTGGCTGAAACCTCTGATCTTGCGGCCCAACTCGACGCTCTTCGTGCGAAGAACCAAGAACTAATCGCCGAGCGCCGCAAGGACCGCGAAAACCGCGAAGCCTTGCAAGCTCAAATCGACGAACTCCGCAACGCCCAAGAATCCGCCAAAACCCAAAAACTCGCCGAATCTGGCGAATTCAAAACCCTCTGGGAAGAAGCCCAACAAACTGTTGCCGACCTCAAACAACAACTAGCCACCAAAGAATCCGAAGTCGAACAAATCCGCCAAGGCTTCACACAAGAACAACTCAAAGCATCAGCAATCGCCCAACTTTCCCAGGCTGGTGCATTAGCGCCCGATCAGCTGTATCGTTTATTGCAGGAGAACCTACGCGCCAAAGATGGTCAGCCTGTGGCTGTTGTCGGCGGCGTCGAAGTTCCAGTCGGCGAATACATCGCCAACTTGAAAAACCCCGGCAGCGGCTACGAGCACCATTTTGCAGCCACGAACCGCGCCGGCATGGGTGTAGCAGGTAGTGCCCGCTCCACCTCCCTCCCCGGCCAAGCCAACCCCTGGTCCAAGGACAGCTGGAACATCACCCAACAAATGATGATGCTCGCCAGCGACCCCGACAAAGCCAGGCTCCTAAAAGCAGAAGCCGGCATCAACTAGCCCCTGTGGGGCGCCCTCCCCAAACCCGACTCCACTGGAGCTAACCAATGTCTTCCTTCGCTGGAAACTACGGTGCCGGCTCGACGTTCCTGTCGAACCTGGTCACCCGCCCCGAATTCCTTCAGTACACCGCCGAGGGCATCTTCGAGCAATCGAAGTGGATCCAAAGCGGCATCGTGCAGCGCAACGCAGCCCTGGACGCCCGCAGCGGCGGCACCCGCGTGCGCGTGCCTTTCTTCGACCCCATCGCCCCCTCTGAGACCCAGATCCTCAGCAACAACACCTGGGGTGGTGGCGGCGGCTATCTCGTTCCCTCGAACGTGACTGCCGACGAGCAGATCATGACCATCCTGCACCGTGGCTTCGCCTACGCCGCAGATGACCTGAGCAAGCTCGGCTCCGGCGCCGACCCCCTGGCCCACGTCCGCAACCAGCTGACCGCCGCCATCAACAAGCTCAAAACCGCCACCCTGGCAGCCCAACTGCTGGGTCTGTTCGGCGGCATCGCCGGCGATGGCGTCCTCGGCCCCAACCAGAGCGACAAATCGTTCGCTGGTGTCCCCGGTTCCATGACCGAGGCCAACTTCCTGAACGTGGCCAACGTTGTGGCCGCCAAGGTGAAGCTGGGCGAGCGCAGCGACGAGCTTGACTCGATCGCCATGCACTCCAACGTGGCCCACTACCTGCAGCAAGTCGGGATGCTGACCTTCAGCACCTCGGCCCTGTCCGCATCCGGCGCCATTGTCTGGGGCGGCGGCGGTGTTGGCATCCAGCAGACCGAAGTTCCTTACTTCGCCGGTCTGCGCGTCGTGATCGACGACCAACTGGTCGCTCTGACCGGCGGTACCGCCACCCACGCCAAGAAGTACCCGATCTATCTGTTCGCTTCGGGCGTCGTTTCCGAGGGTATTCAGCAGGATCTGCGTCTTGCTGCAGATAGAAACATCCTCTCCATGCAGGATGTTCTGGCCGTGGATTATCACTACGGCTACCACGTCACCGGCACCAAGTGGGCCGCCGCTGGCGACAACCCCACCAACGCCGCAACCACCGGCAACCTGGCCGCCACCGCCAGCTGGAACCTGGTCTTCGCGACCACCAAAATGGTTCCTGTCTGCCGCCTGCTGGTCAACACCCCCTTCGATACCACTGCCTACGCCTGATCTCAGGCCTAGACAAAACAAAGGCCCCCAACTCGGGGGCCTTTTTTATTACCTCACTCAATCCCCAATCTCAACTTCTCCTGCGCCTGGAACACATCCTGCGTGTTCATCGTCATCTTGTACGACTGCAAAAACAGCTGGTTAATCACATCGAAGCTGACCTCCAGCATCTCGTGAATCTCCTGGGTCGACATCAGCTCCTCATTACGCAGCCGCCGAATTTCCAGCGCCACATCTTCGAGGTTGCGAATCTGCGCACCCGGCATTGCCGGATTCACCTTTTCAACCTTGGTCTCTACGCTGGTTGCAGCGTCAGTTTTACGAGCAGGCATGAGAACAGTACGTCTCTACGTAGTACAGGATAACCGCCAGTGGTGTGAAGATCTCCAACACGGCGCCCACCTGGAACGCATAGCCGACCTGGAAATTCAAGGCGCTCAAATCATCCACGCAAAGCTGCTGAAACCCACGCCACAAAACACAAAACGTGTTACGGCTAGACTCAGACAAAGACTGTATTAGCCGTGCCCGCCACGATTGACGCCACTGTCGGAGGAGCCTCGGCCAACTCGTACGTGACGCTGGCGTCCGCAAACACATATTTTGAAACGGTCCCCGACTCGACCACCTGGACAAACAAGACCGACGACCAGAAAAACCGCGCCCTCATCTCCGCCACGCGCTGGATCGACGGCCTTAGCTTCTACGGCGACCGCTGCGCCACCACCCAAGCCCTGAAGTGGCCGCGCAACAACTACACGGTCGACACGATCGAGCTGAGCTGCACGATCATCCCCGAGGCGATTAAAACCGCCACCTACGAGCTGGCTCGCGCCCTCGCCAACGACACCGACGCCATCACCGGCACCACTGGCACAACCGGCATCTACGACGAGGTCGAACTCGGCGACCTCCGCGTCAAATACAACAAAACCTCCCAGACCTCCGGCGTCATCAACAACGTCTTCGACGTCTACCCCTGGCTCCAGTCCTACCTAGCCCCTTACTGCATGGGTGGCGCCTCCAACTACGCCGTCCGTCTCCAGCGAGGTTGACATGGGCCTCATCGACGACACCTTCGCCCCCATCGCCCCCGCCCTCCTAGCCGACTGGGGCCAAACCATCACCTACATCAAAACCACAACCCCCCGCACCTACAACCCGACGACTGGAGCAGTCACTGGCGCCGACACCAACGTCACCGCCAAAGCGCTGATCTCCCCGATTACCTCCCGCGAATCCGAAGGCTTGTACCAAGCCACCGACATCCGCATCATCATGAGCGCCAGCGAGCTCGGCTCGTACTACCCAACCGAAGCTGACCGCATCCAATACACCCAAGCTGGCGTCACCCGCGAGGCCAAAATCCTCAACATTACTAGCTACCGCGGCGACAACCCCGTCCTCCACACCATCATCGCGAGGCCCCAATAATGGCACGCAAAGGTTTCTGGCAAGGCGGTGTAAACCTTCTCCAAGAGCTGGATCGAGTTGCCACCACAACTATCTACAACGGCCCCAAAAGTGCGGCTGAACGTGTAGTCCGCGAAATGCAACAAACCGGCCCCAGCTGGAGCGGCGAATTCTCCAACTCGTGGGAAATTCAAACACCCACAACCACCGTGCGCGGCACAGGTCAACCAGGCGAACCTCGTCCTGTTTACACACCTCCACTAACAGGCCAACAAGTAGTAAAAAGTTTTATCACAAAAGACAGCGTTGTTTTCCGCATCTCAAACTTTGCGCCCCACGCACTGGAAGCTATCGACGCTGTGCAACATGATCGCCGTTACTACTCCCGTCGTTTGACTGCTGAGCCCACAACCGCACTGGGCCGCAGTAAGTGGGAAGTGTACGGACCTCGTGCTGCAAGCACATTCCGGGGCCAAACAGGCGGCGGAAGCGGCCTTAGCACCTCCAGCCGCACAGCCCCGCTCGACTGGTTTGCAACTTACGCCAGTTCAAACCTGGGCCGGGCCGTGCAGATTGAAATGGACTCCGCTTTCCGCCGCCGCTTCTCATGAACTATCAAGCCATCCGCGCCGCGGTCGAAAACCCGCTCCTGAGCGCCTTCAACGCACTGGTACCCGCTGTCCCTGTCTACTTCGACAACATTACGGCCGTCCCACCCAACACAACAACCGAATTTGTCCGCGTCAACGTCACGTTTGGCACCACCAACGAACCCACGTTGACCTCCAGCGTTGACAACGCCCGTGGCGCCATCGTCATCCGCATCTTCACGGAGAAAGGTCGCGGCCCCGCCCGCAACCAAACTCTGCTAAGCACAGCAGTAAACGTCCTCGAAACACTAAACAACACGGCAAAAACAAAAACCAGCGTGTTCTTCCGCGTTGGAGCAATAAACGGTCCAACATTCTCCTCAACAGAAGATTCCCCGCATTTTGTTGGCCGCATTGACACCTCCTATACGGCAACTGTGTTGCCATGAGTAATGTTTTCTGATAAGCGCTAATCTGTAGAAAGCCGGGCAGTGCCCGCCCCAACACCCTGACCACTGGTACTCCCAAATGGCCGTTACCGTCCTGTCCGGCACGTCCGGCGCTCTGTATTACAAGCCCGCCAACACGCTGGCTACCTTCCGCGAAGCCAACGTGACGATTGGCACGGAAACCATCGCGATCGCTCCGTACCACAACTTCCGCGTTGGCGATCCCGTGCGCTTCCGCATCGTCAACCCCCAGACCAACGCAACCGTCACGCCCGACGCCAACAACGCGCTGCCCGCTGGCCTGGCCGTTAACACCACGTACTTCGTTGTGTTCCGTGATGCTGCTGCCGGTCAAATCCGCGTGTCCGCCACCGCCGGCGGCGCTGCCGTTGACCTGACCGACGACGGAACCCTGGCTGCCCCCAACGAGTTCGAGGTTTCCTACGCCACCTTCGCTGCCGTTGGTCAAGTCCGCGACTGGAGCTTCGAGATCACCCGCTCCGAGATCGACGTCACCACCATCGGCCAAACCCCCGGCCAGTACGCGCCCTTCCGCACGTACATCACCGGCTTCAGCGATGGCACCGGCACCGCGACCATCTACATGACCGACGAGGATGCCGCCCTGTCCAACCGGATGCTGGAAGACGTCCTCCAGAACCGTCAAACTGGCGCTGCCTTCAAGCTGTACACCGACCGCGTGTTCGTGAACAACGTTCTCGACGACACGGTCAGCCGCTCGATCAGCTTCGACGCCGTCTTGACCTCGGCCAGCTTGAACGTCAACCCCGACGACGCCCAGTCCGTTACGGTCAACTTCCGCCCGTCGAGCAGCCCCGCGTTCGACTTCGCTCAAACCTGATCGAGTAAAAGACTCACAGGTCCTGCAACCCCGGCC